TTACCTCTGTTCCCTAGTGTAGAACCAATCAAAGATAGGATTTGTATAGTTGAAGGTATATTTGATATGCTAAACTTACATGATAAGGGAATGACTAATGCCATTACTACCTTCGGAGTCAATGTAAAAAGTTCTTTATTTTCTACTTTAAAACTACAAGGAATTAGTGGAGTAGATATACTATATGATAACGATGATGCAGGGAAAAAGGGAGCTGAAAAAGCAGAAGAACTACTAAAAGAAGAGGGCCTATCTACTAGAATAGTAGAAATACCGGAAGGTAGAAATGACCCAGCTGAATTAACTACTAAGCAAGTACTAAATCTACGGAAATTTTTATATGAGTAAAGTCGCTATTATTGAGGCTAAGTCGAGTAGGAATAATTATAAGCAACTTTTTTATGATGAATTTGAGTTTAGTCAATATGCACTATGTTCTGATCCTTCAGTAGAAAAAGTTTTAAAGAAAAATGTAGATATAGAATTCAATTCAGATGAGTTTGATTGGGTTATTCTAGTAGGAGCAGAAGCTTCTAAGTACTTTACCAATATTAAATCTGTTACTGAATATAGCGGTAAAATAGTAGACAAAAAATTTATTCCTGTAATGAACCCTTCAATGCTAAAATTCAAGCCGGAGGCGGAACCTCTATGGGCGGAATCTAGAAACAATATAATTAGCATTATTAATGGAGATATTGTAGAGACACTAATAGATGAAACTATTGCTAGAGGAATATCTTCTAAAGAAGAAGCCATTAAATTTATTAGTGAGGCTATAAATTGTTCTAGCCCTTTTATTAGTCTGGACTCCGAGACTACAGATCTGTATCCAAGAAACGGGCATGTGCTTGGTATTTCCATGTCTTATAATGGGGAAAGCGGAGTATATATTTTAGCAGATGTAATTGATGAGGAAGTAGAAGAGCTATTACAAAAGCTATTTAATACAAAAACTATAGTATTTCATAATGCTAAATTCGATATAGGGTTTTTCCAGTATCAATTTGGCTTTGAGTTCCCTGTATTTGAAGATACAATGCTAGAACATTATATCTTAGATGAAACCGTAGGCACACACGGGTTAAAACAATTAGCTTTAAAATATACTAAGTATGGCGACTATGAAAAGCCTATGAATGACTGGATAGCTACTTACAGCTCTAAAAACGGCATTCTTAAGGCTGATTTTAATTATGGAATGATACCTTTTGACGTAATTAAAACCTATGCGGCAATGGATGCTGTAGCTACCTACTTACTCCATGTTAAGTTTAATGAGCTGATTCTTAAGAATCCCAAATTTACTAATATATATTATAATGTATTATTACCAGCTACTAGATTCTTAGTTGATATGCAGGACGCAGGAATACCCTTTGACCTAAAAAGGCTAGTATTAGCTCAAGACGCATTACAGAAAGAAATATATAATGCAGTAGAAGAGTTAAATAAGACTGAAGAAGTGATAAAATTTATTAGCGAAAATAAAGAGTTTAACCCTAATAGTACAGTACAATTACGTAAGTTACTATTTGACTATTTAAAACTAAAGCCTACTAAAAGGCTTACTGCTAAAGGAGAAAGATCCACAGATGCAGAGGCATTAGAAGAGCTATCATTACAACATCCGATACCTAAACTAATTATAGCTATTCGTAAACTAACTAAGATTAAAAATACTTATATAGATAAGATTATTCCCCAGTTGGATAAAGATTCTAGAATTAGAACGGGGTTTAATCTGCATATAGCAAGCTCTGGTAGGCTTACCTCAAGTGGTAAAATAAATGCCCAACAATTTCCTAGAGATAATCCTTTGGTTAAGGGATGCATTGTTGCGGACGAAGGGTATAGCATAGTATCTGGAGACCTTGTAACTGCCGAAGTTTATGTAGCCGCTGTATTATCGAAAGATAAAGCGCTACAACAAGTATTTATTGATAAGGGTAATTTTCACTCAGCTATCGCCAAGAGAGTATTCGGCTTGCCAGGCCCCGTTGAAGATATAGCTAAATACTACCCTATGGAAAGGCAATTTGCTAAGGCGATTACTTTCGGAATTATGTATGGAGCAGGCCCCCATAAGATTTGGTCTGAGATTAATTCTAGCGGAGGTAATATCTCCCTAGAAGGGGCTAAAGAGGTTATAGATGAGTACTTTGAGTCCTTCAAGGGACTAAAAACTTGGCTAGACGATACTAGAGCCTCTATTCAGTCTAATAAATTTATTTATTCTTTTTTCGGTAGAAAGAGGAGATTAAACCTAAGCCATAAAAATAAAGGTATGATTGACCACGAGATCCGTTCTGGACTCAATTTTGTTGTTCAATCTCCCGCATCAGATATAAACTTAATCGGGGCCTTAGAAGCCCACGATATTTTAAAAGAAAGAAAAATGAAGTCAAAAATCTTTGCTCTAGTTCATGACTCAATTTTAGCGCATGTAAAGAATGAAGAAACAGAAGAATATATAAAAATAGTTACGTCTTGTATACAAAAAGATCGGGGAATATCTATTAAAGGGTGCCCTATTGGTATAGAATTTGACACTCATAAAGACTACTCTATGGGAAAACTCGAAGAGAAATACCCTGAATTATGTTCCCAACTATAACTTGGAAACATGTAAGAAATATAGATTTTCCTGCATATAAATTACCTATTGATGATGTTACATATTACGAAGGAGTGACTTATTGCGAAGGAAAAGTAGTTGACGATAGGAACATGCCTGGAGATACAATAGGTAAAAGAAGGCTTCACGTAAAGGAACCCCTATACCCATTAAGATTTTCAGCTTTTAATTTTATAGATATATTAAAAGCAGGGCATTGTCATTTTATAACGAATAAAGGAATAGTTTTTTCATATAAAAAGACTAAATATTGTCGAGTACTAAGTGTTAGGATTAAAGAAATAATAACAAAAGATACCTATTCTATAGTAAAGCTTCAAGGAATACAATCCTCTTTTATATGTAATAGTCCTCCTTCACCAGAGTTTATATGGGCTAGTGTAATATATGTAGGAGAATTTCCCTGGGACATTACAGACTTTTATAGGTATAAGCAGCTTGAGTTAAGAAGGAAAATATAACATATGTCTAGGCATAAAAAAAGGTTTCTAGGGGATAATAATTTACAACTTGAGGAAATAGAACCTCTAACCCATAACCAGTACTTAGCTTTTGAAAGTGAAAAACATTTAGTTTTATATGGTAGTGCCGGCACTGGAAAAAGCTTTATTTCTTTATACCTAGCGTTTGATGATATACTAAAAGGACTGTATAACAATATAATAATTATAAGAAGCGCTGTACCTACAAGAGATCTAGGGTTCCTACCGGGAAACGAAAAAGAAAAAACTAAAGTATATGAAATGCCTTATCATGATATATGCAGCGAGTTATTTAATAGAGGGGATGCATACGAGATACTTAAAACAAAAGCAGTAGTTAATTTTATGACTACTTCGTATGTTAGAGGCTTAACTTTTAACGATGCCATAATAATAGCAGACGAAACTCAAAATATGAGTTTACACGAATTGGATTCTATTATAACTAGAGTAGGAGAAAATTGTAGAGTTATATTTTGCGGGGATTTTTATCAGTCAGACCTTAAGACCAACGGACTAAAAGACTTTATTCAAATACTACAAGCTATGGATTGTTTTGACCTAATTCAATTTGAAGTAGAAGATATAGTAAGAAGTCCATTTGTTAAAGCCTATTTAATTGAAAAACATAAGCAACTAAAATGAAAGCAGTATTATCTAATAGGATATATTTACAAGTAACCCCGGAGCAAGTAGAGGCTTTAGATCAAGAACTAACATATAAAATTAAAGCATATAGACAAGACCTGCCCCCTATTATAATTAAGAATATAGGACTAGTACGGCCAGGAATAATTACACTCCCCTCTGGCAGAGAGGATTTAATTCCAGAGGGTTATGAAATAGTAGACAAGCGAATTTTAGTCCCCGTAGACTTTCCAGAAAGGTTAACTCCTTTATATCCTAGTCAAGAAGAAATATATGAAGCAGTTAATAGTAGCTGTATGATTAATGCCTCCGTATCGTGGGGAAAGACATTTACCGCACTAGCCATAGCGGGGAAACTCGGTCAGAAAACATTAGTAGTTACCCACACTACCAACTTGAGGGATCAGTGGGTAGATGAGGTAAAGAAAATGTATAAATTTAGGCCTGGCATTATAGGCAGTGGACAATATAATGTTAGCACTCCTATAGTAATAGGGAATGTACAGAGCCTATACAAAAAGATAACAGAAATTTCAAGAATGTTTGGGACTATAATTGTGGACGAGTGTCATCACGTAAGCAGCCCTACTTTCACTAAAATAGTGGATAAAAGCTATGCAACTTATAAAATAGGATTATCTGGTACATTAGAACGTAAAGATGGTAGACATATAGTTTTTCCAGATTACTTTACTTCTAAAGTGTTTAAGCCCACTAAAGAAAACTATATGGTACCTAAAGTTAATGTTATAAAGTCTGAAATCCGGTTTATGGACGGCACAGCGGTACCCTGGGCTATTAAAGTTAATGATCTTGCATTTAACGAGGAGTATCAGCGTACAGTAGCTATGATAGCCACCGTCTATGCTAAAAAAGGGCATAAAGTATTAGTAGTTTCAGACCGAGTTCGATTTTTAAAGGTCTGCGCCGAACTGTGCGGAAATGATGCAATAAGTGTTACGGGCGAAGCCTCGCGTGCAGTAAGAGCACAGGCCGCTAGAATGATTAACTCAGGTGAAAAGAAGATACTTTTTGGTACGCAGTCTATTTTTTCTGAAGGAGTATCTATAAACGAGCTTAGTTGTTTAATACTAGGGACCCCAGTAAATAACACTCCCTTACTTACTCAACTAATAGGTAGGATATTGAGGATATCTGAAGGGAAACTCCAGCCCATAATCATAGATCTACATTTAAAAGGATCTACTGCAAGTAGACAAGCCAATGCTAGATTAACTCATTACTTGAACGAGTCTTACGATATTAAGGTAATATAAAAAAAGTTCTTGACAATTAGTATAATATGTGAGATAATATGTTATTGTTTTTTGACAAACGAAAGTTAATAAAGCACTCTGAAGGACATGCTTATAAAGTACTAAATATACTAATGTATATTACATACCACCAAGCATTGTCAAGTGATGAGGAGTTAATTTACTCTAGAATAAATTGGAGTGGAGAGAGCTTTCTAATTAACCCAATAAAATTAATAGAAAAGAGTTCGCAGTACTCTGAATTAGAGTTTCTGCAATATGTGTTTGTAGCTGGTAGACGCAAGTATGCCGAATACAAACTTTTTAGTAAGAAAACCTTAGACGCTGGATTAGTAAATACTAAAGCTATTGCTAATAACAGACTTCTAAGTTTAACAGGAAATGACATTCATTTTAAATATGAGGATTAAAAAATGGCTTTAAAATTCGGCGAAACTAAAGGCAGCGCAATTAAAGAAAAGGTAGACCAATACGTATATAAGAACGGTGATAACACTGTTCGTATAGTAGGGGATTTACTCCCTAGATACGTGTACTGGGTGAAGGGTACTAATAATAAAGATATTCCTATGGAATGTCTTTCTTTTGACCGCAAGAAAGAAAAGTTTACCAATATGGAAAAAGATTGGGTTAGAGAATACTACCCTGATCTTAAGTGTGGATGGGCCTATGCTTGTCAAGTAATTGACCCCTCTGATGGGAAGGTTAAAGTACTAAATCTAAAGAAAAAACTATTAGAGCAAATTCTAGTAGCTTCTGAAGACTTAGGAGATCCTACTGATCCAGTAACTGGATGGGCTGTACAATTTAAAAGAGTAAAAACTGGAAGTCAAGTTTATAATGTTGAGTACCAGCTACAGTCTCTAAAGTGTAAGAAAGCTCCCCTATCTGCAGAAGAAGTGGAATTAGTGTCTAAAATGAAGTCTATAGACGAGCTACTTCCCCGCCCTACTGAAGACGCTCAAAAAGAACTGTTAGAGCGTATTCGTAAAGGTAATGTAGAACAAGATTCTGAAGAAGGTGCAGAAGCTGATACAGTTATCCCAGCGGACGTAGAAAGCGAACTAGATTTGTGAGAACAATAGTAGCAGGTTCTAGAACTGTTACTGAGTATAACCTTGTGGCCTCAGCAATTGCTGAGGCCCCTTGGTCTATTTCTGCTATAATTTCAGGCGGGGCCAAGGGGGTGGATGAACTCGGCGAAGCGTACGCCTATCTGCATGAAATTCCCCTTGAAGTGTTTAACGCTGAGTGGGGTAAACACGGAAGAGGAGCAGGTCATATTAGAAATAGAGAAATGGCTGAGAATGCTGACGCATTAATTGCTGTTTGGGACGGGGAGAGTCGTGGCACCGCTAATATGATTGAAACTGCTAAAAGATTAAATT